CTTTCCTAAAAATTAAAAATAGCGCACGACTGCTGGATAGGCTTCCGCCATACTCGCAATCATGCGCCACTTGTTTTTATATACATTTTTACCTTTACCATTATAACATAGTAATTCGTAAAATGCAAGATTATAATTCTTATTTTTAGAATTTTTTGTGGAAAACTATGTGAAAATTGTGAATTACCACGGTCTTTTGAACACCTCGACCTTCTGACCGCTCAAACTCTGAGCATATTCCGCCAACATTGCCATGCCGTCCGGCACATCATCGTGCTTGTTCTTGCCAGCAACGGTGTAAGAGCAGAGCATATCCATCATTTTTCCGTAGTCAGACTTCTTCTGATAGAGAGAACTGTCTTTGAACAGACAATGCTCCTTGACCCAAGCACTATTGACAATGATTTTCGTCTCTTTGTTTGCGGTGGTGAACTTTGTGGTGATGTGAGTAATGCCACCTTTTTTCTTAACGTCCTCTTGAATCTTTTCAGCCACACGTCTTCCGGCAGAGTTTGACTCGAATCGGCAGGACTTTACCTTCCTGCGGACGAGAATTTCAGTCAGTCGAGCGTCCACGATGTTTGGCAGACCGTTATCACATACACAATCCTCGATATAGTAGTCCTGTCCATAAACATAAGCCACCGGGAGGAAAGCGTAGTCAGCACCTTTATCCTTCGTGTCGCAAATACCAATAATTGCGTCCGGGTCTTCCGATGGAAGCTCAAAATAGCGGCGAAGTTCGTCTTGAGAGTAGACCAAACCCTCACGCTCAATAGGTTCGTTCATATACAACGCTCTCCACGACACATCGTCCATGATATTTCTCTGCTCATGGTAGACTCTCGTAGTGAATCCGACACCGTAGGCATAATCAAAGTTGGACTCGTCATTCTCGTTAAGGGCAGGAATCACGATGAACTTCGCTCGGTCACTGTCACCGTATTCACGTTCCAGTCTACCGATAACGTCATGGACAGACCATCGAGTAGCAATGTGAAGCTCTTTGCAGTGGTCTCCGATTTTACGCTGTCTCAAGTCTGTGGTGTATGTCTCCCACAACTTATCGAGACGTTCCTTTGACAATGCTACCTCGATACCCGACACCAAATCGTCACAGTAGAGCAGGGTTGCCGCACGATACAAACCAGCGTTACCAGTACCGATAGAGGTGAACTCCAACGTCTCAAAACGCTGACGCTTGTCGAGGTCAATACGACAGTCCTTCGCATTTGTGTTCGTGACTTTAATGTCCGGGAATACCTCGTGCCACAGGTAATCGCCGTTTCTATCCATGATTCTCAGACATTCATCATAGACACCACGGACAAACGAGTTCGAGTGAGAACCTGTCAGCATAGGGTCGTTCGGAATCTTACCACCGAGCCATGTGAGGAAGAAAATCGCCAGTGTGGTCTTTCCGCTACCGGGAGGTAGAGACACCGCCAGCAAGTCCAGTTTATCATCGGCAAGCTCCTGTAGAGCGTCCACAACCTGTTTCAGAACCTTCCTTCGAGGAGGGTAGAACTTCTTCTCCGGGTCTCTGTTCCATTCGACATAGAGAAGATAGGAGTCGAAATCATACTTTGCGGCGGCAAAGCACACCCTCTCGTGCAAGTCATAGACCTGTATCACCTGTTCCCCGGAGAGAGACCTGTTTGACATTGTTTTTTCACACAGAGCAGATAGTTTTCTGAGATATTCTACACCGAGAGGAATATCCGTTTTCATTGCTTCCTTGCTCATGTACAGCAAATCCTCCATGGTCTGAAAATCGAAGGATTTCAGACTCTTTCGGTAAATCGTTTCCAGTAATTTTTTCATAATACCTCCAAAAAGAAAAAGCGCATGACTGCCGAGACCGAAGTCTCAATCGCAATCATGCGCCGTTCATATAGTTTCACGACATCATGTTCATGATTTCGTGGTACAGACTTTCTTTCTTATTGACCCACTGCTCGTGAAGAAGACCATCACTCCACAGGAGTCTTACATTCACTCTGTCAGAGCGAACAGTCCGTGTTGAACCGACTGTCCTCTGTGTGCCGGATAAACCTCCCACAATCGCTCCCGGTGTGCCGAAAGCCAAACCTCCAAGCAGGAATCCTCCGAGGGAAGCTCCGCCATTAGTTTTCGACAAGTGGACTGTTTCTACGTCGTTTTGCAAATCAACGACTGCCACCAGTTCATACGGAGTGTTCCCGGAGATACCGAAATCAATGTCCGGGTGAAGCTGGTTCAGCTTATCCACGAATGTCTTCCAAAATCTTCGGCTGTCATTGCTGTGTCTGCGGAAGACAACCCTAACATTGCACACGTTTTCCTTCTCGTGGTAGAAAAACTGAGCTGTGGAGGAGAGGACTGTTGCAAAACCCTTCGCTCTCCATGTGCCAATATCGTTTTTATACGTCCCACCTATGGCTGAGACAACCTCACGCACCACACCGATGGTCTGTTCCTTCGACAGTGGGCTTTGAAATACATAAATCATGCTCATTTCCTCCTGTTGAAGTAGTAAAAGTAGTTGTTCTTCTGATTTTGCGTATAATTCTTCTTATAGGACACCATACAGGCGAAAGTTTACGCAAAAACTGATTTTTAACTACTTTAACTACTTGATTTGCTGATACCATACTTCTTGCAGTTACGGAAAAACGTAGATTCTGACATATTGGACTCAGCAATAGCGTCTTTGAGAGCCATCTGTCCGCTCGACCACCGTTTCGCTATGACGAAAAACCTGTCAGTGACCTCGATTGGCTTGCGACCCTTGTATTTTCCCTCTGCTTTTGCAATCTCGATACCTTCACGCTGACGTTCGAGGGTGTTTTCACGCTCAAGCTCCGAGAGTCCAGCGAAAACAGTCAGCATGAATCTTCCCTGTGGGGTGGTGGTATCGAGCTTTTCCTTGTCCGAGACAAGATTCACACCACGTTCAGTCAGCACCGAAACCGTGTTGAGCAAATCTCGTGTGCTTCGTGACAATCGGGAGAAAGATTCAATGTAGAGGGTGTCACCTTCACGCAGGAAGGAGAGCATTTCTTTGAACTGAGGTCTCTCGGTGTTCTTACCACTCAGCTTCTCGCTGTAGATTTTCTCCACACCAAGAGACTTCATGAGTTCCATCTGTCTCGCCGGATTTTGGTCTGTGGTGCTTACTCGTACATAACCGACCTTCATGTACACACCTCCTGTTACTGCTCTCGCTTGATGTAGGTCAGCTCAATGTCATAACCAAGGGCTTCCATCATTTCAACGAAAGTCTTGTTGACGAGACCGTCCTTTTTCTTAATGACCCTGTTGACGTACTGTCCAGTTGTTCCGATTCTCTCAGCGAGGGTCTGCTGTGTGGTGTGGGTCTCAACACACTTGACCTTCACATCGAGTTCGATATTGTTGCGTACCATGTTTTACCTCCTTAAACAACATTTAGAATTTGATTCACAGAATCAGTGAGAGTGTAACGAGTGATTTCTTCCTCACCCATGCAGTTGACTCCCTCACGCATGAGGAATACGTTCTCTCCAACCTTCTTCACTGTCATGTCAAAGGGAACAGGTACTCCCCAAGTGAGAAAATTCCACTTAGACCATTTTCCGTCACGCTTGGTCTTGTATTCAGCCATCATGTGATATTTCATGTAGTCATTCGTACCACGGACGGAATCGTTGGCTTCAACGAGCTTATTCATTTCCTGCTCAGATACAGTCTTTTTCATAGGGATTACCCTCCTTTGCTTTCTTGAGATTAGTATAGCACGAGAGAAGATGATTGTCAATACAAATAAGATAATATTTTGTCCTTTTTGTTTCTTTTTCTATTTTTCGGCTACTCAAACGACTCCCTCCGGCTTCGGCGGCTGTCCGCCGTCCCCCTCCGGGGGTTCAGTCCTCCGGGACGCTCCGAAGCTGTCCGCCGTCCGCCATCGTGCGCCGCCTGTCTTCGTTCCGCTGTCTTTGGGGTGTGTCTGTCCGTGGGTGCGCTGTCATAATTAGAAGGTAGACCCAAACGACACCAGCCGCCGCCCCTGTCGATAGAGTACACCCCAACGACAGCAGGACAGCAGGAGCAGACACCACACCAGCAGAGCCACAGAGAGCCGCACAGAGGGCAGAACACCGCCGCCAATACAGGAACACCACCAGCACAAAGAAAAGCCCCGGAACGCTTCCGGGGCTGTCTGTGTGGGCTTTATTTCGACTGTTTCAAGATTTCGCCAAGTAGCACGAAGGGAAACAGAATCAAGCAAACGAGAACGAACATTTTCGACACCTCCTCACGCAAAAGTGAAACGCTTTGTTTCGGTGGTCTTGGTGTACTGTGTCGCAATGTCCGGGTGTCCCTTCTTCAATGCGGCGGTGTCAATTCGGGAGCTTGTCACCGTTTTATAGGTGGCTTTGTGTTCGTCCCCTGTCAGCGTTTCAAGCTGGTTTTCGTTCATGTACTGCTTTAACTGGTCTTTGAGGGCTTCCACCATTGCGGCGGCTTCCTCCTGTAGCCGGGTATATTGCGCCAGCTCTCGCATTGTCTCGTTGATGTTCATTGTTTTACCTCCTCGAATCTGTAGAAATTGCTGTTGCACTCTGCATAGGCGCAAGGCTGTTCGAACTCTGCGAACCTTCGCCCGTTTGGGTGTTCCTTTATGGAGAGATACACCACACCGCACATATTTTCGTATTTTTCCCGGTTGTCGATTGCGTCCGCAAGGCGGCGCAAATCCTCGCTTGTAAATCGAATCATTATGCAACCTCCTTTTCTACGCTGTAGAAATCGCTGTGTTTGGTGTGGTGTCCGCTGGTCTTATATCCGCAATCTTTCAGAATAGACCAAAAGCAAGAAGCACCCACACCGCCCTCAAAATACGGTAATACGGAATAGCCCGAGCCATAGCCGCAAATATTTCGATTGTCAACACCTGTGCAAGCTGTTTTGCTTGCGTCCGTCTTTCCAGCTCTCAAGCCGTTTTCCTTGAGCTGATACAGGGCTTTCAAAATGCTGTCGCACTTGTTGAAAGCGTCAGCAATGGCGGCGGATTCTTTATCATAGCCGCAACCGCTCGCCGTTCCATAATATGTCCCGGTGTTGGTTCTCACTTCAACATGGGGGTTATAGCCCCAAGTGCGAGAGCGTACCCAATCAACGGAAACGGAAATGAAAGTGAGGTCGGGCGCATTGGCTACCCTGTCGAGCTTCGCCAGCTTTGCGGCGGTCTTCTTCTCGATTTCCTTTGTTGCTCTCTTGGTGGCAAGCTCGACCGCCTTTTCTCGGCTGATTGTTCCGGCTTGGTACTGCTTCCATCGGGTCTCGGTGCTGTTGGCTTTCAAACCTCTGTTGGGGTCTGTGCGGTGTTCCTCTGCCCATGTCGGGAAATATCCGTTTTCGATATAGAAAGCGGTGTCGGCGGTGTTCTTCTCGGCTTCTTCGGTGATTCTCTTTTCAATCATTGCAAATTCTTTCATTTCGGTTTCCTCCTCTTTCTGTTCGGGTTCTTCTGTGACTGCTTCCGGGGTTTCGATTTCAACAATCGGCATACCCTTGCGGCGAGCTGTTTCTACTTCGTAATCTTCGCACTCTCTGACACTGACCCACTCATATTTTGAATAATGAGCGTTGACGGCTTCGGAGGTCTCAGCGTGTGCAATGTTGGAGCAATACACGCTTTCGGAATACTTGAACGATACTGCAAAATATTTTTTCATGGGGTTTTCCTCCTTTGAAATTATCCGTTTCGGATTGGTTCTTGTCTGTTTCTGATTACATTATAATTCGTCTTTTGCGAATTGTCAACCCTTTTCGGAGAAAAAATTATCTTTTTCGGATAAAATTTTTCCTTCCTTATATAATAAGGTATGAACCCGGAAAACCGCCGCCGGAGCTGGAATTTTGCTTTATCACGCTAAAGCGTTAATACCAACGGCAGAAAACCGCCCGGAATCCCGAAAAAATCTGCACAAAAAGACCGCCACCAGCAACCCCGGAGCAGAGCCGGGACAGCCGATGGCGGCGATTTCATAGTCGATAGTCGATAGTCGTTAGTCGTTTTCCTCGTCAGAGTCGTTGGCAGAGTCGATAAGGTAACGCTGACGGATAGAGTCGGGGTCATAGTTGTCTTGCTGGACGTTTGGAGTCACTACATACTCAGTCTTGTCTTGGTAGCCGAAGTTGTTCTTTGCAAGGAAAATCGCTGTAACCGGGTTAATTTTGCCGTTGGTAGCGTAGTTTTCCCACAAATTTTCGAGCAAAAAGTATGCTTTTTTTATAATGTCGGTCACGCTCTGCGGCAACGTGCAATAGTTCCCACGTCCACCCAAAGGTTGGTCGTGTGTAACCGCCCATAGTTGCTGTCTACTCCAACCCAATGCCATTGCCATACCAGCAACAGTCGGTTTCACATCATGCTTGGCATACAAAGCAAAATACTCATTGAGTCGTTCTGTCACAGCTTCTTCATCGTGCATATCAATTTTCTCCATATTGAAAAGCTCCATGTTAAGCTGTAGAAACTTTGTATTGTCTCCGGGTTCAAGGTCATACCCATTCATACCAATGACAGGAGAGTTGCCACCTCTCGGCTTCTTCTTTATCACCTGTACACCCTCATTCTGAGGAGCGTCTTTCTTACTTGCCATAGTCGTTTACCTCCTTGGAGAGTCCTCTTTTCGAGCCAGTTTCCGCCCCGGAGAGTCCTCTTATTGTTGTTCTTCTTGAGTAGTTGAAGTAGTTAAAAATCGACTTTTGCGTGTAACTTTTACTATATAGCCCTCTTATAAGGGGACTTTTACGCAAAAACTAAAGTTTAACTACTTTAACTACTTCATCATAAAAAGTCGAAAAGATTATTTTTCAATCCGATTTGTGTTATTTTCCAAATGTCGTTTAGGATTATTTTTCAATCCTTTTCGGATAATTTGACATTTTCAAGCTCAAAAGCCATTTGCTGTTGCCATGACTGCACCCACGAATCAAGATTGCCACATCGAATGTGTTCTGCAATCTCGTTGACATTTACGTCCGCAACAAGAGAGGTAATGTCAGTATAAGTACAGCACTCGTTCTTACGAGGACACGCATAGTCGGGAAGTGTGCAACACTCATAGTCTTCGTCCCAACCACCGCACCAGCAACCGCAGTCACGAAGCTCGATTGCCTGTCCGCAGTGAGTACAGAAGCGAGGGTACTCGTCCTTCTCACAGAGAATAGCTTTATGGCAAGCCGGACACTCTGTAACACGCTCCACCATGACACCGCCACGGAGAGTCGTTGCGTTGTAGCGCATGGGACGGTCACGTTTGAGGAGTTTGACAAGTTCCTCTTTATCCACGTTTACACCGATACGCATGACAGCTTTCATGACCTCGCCCTCAAGCTCTACGTTCATTCTTTGTTGAATGATTTCAATAGGGTTACTCATTTTCTAATTCCTCCTTTCGAGGGAGAGCCGCACTCGCCGCCACCATAAAAGCCGCCATAGAGTTCATTGCTTCCGTACACTGCTTGGCGAAGCGTTCTCCAACACACTGATAGTAGAGGGAGGGACTGACACGGTGAGCCAGCTTATGACACCCGATTTCGAACAGGAATCTTACCAGTCTACGTTTCATGGTCGTACCTCCTACAGTTCCTTGCTGATATTCAGCAATTCCTCACGAATGAGGGTGATTCTCCGCTTGATGGATTCTTTGCAGTCCTCCCTCGAAACCTCATATCCGGCAGAAGGAGAGTAGCCCTTCTTTTCCTTCGCTTTACAATAGGTATCAACGGAAGACTCAAGACCTTCCATCATGACTGCTACCATGTGCATACGCTCAGTAGTTTTCATTGTTCTTGTCCTCCTTCAAGAATATGGTTTTACAACAGGCAATCCAAACAGGAGGTTGCGTCCGTCCGCTGAGAACGGAGAGCCACACTCTCCCGAACAGCAAAGCCTTGATTCTTTCCTTCCATGTGAGCCGCCAACAACTGATACACTCTCTACCATCGTTGTACACCCACAGAGAAGAACATTCTTCGTCCGTCATGGACTCCGGCTTCAACAGGTTTTTGTTTGCCTGTTCAAATTTAATGGGTTTCATCGGCGGACACCTCCTCGTTCTTTATGAATGTTTCGAGTTTTCTCATACAGTCCGGGCAAAAGTCGTAGGACTTGCGAGTCCAGTATTTGTTATCCAAATCACGGTCAATGAGAATGACTCCGTTTGCTTTCTCAGAGTTCTTAAATTCCCTTCCTCCGTCATAGTGTTCATGGAGCTTTCCGCACCTGTCGCATTTCTTAGCTCGTGCCATAATTTACCTCCTACAGTTCCTTTCTTATATCTACGACCTTCATTGTTGCTTTGATTACTACACAACCAAGTCTTTCGTCTCGCTGGACAATTACCTGTGCGTAGTTGAGCAACTGGTGTATGAAGTCTCTCGCCATGATTTTGTTGACCATAGTCAATCCCATATCATCAGTGACTTGCATAGCCGCATATTCTTCGGGAAGTAAGTACTGCTCGGAACGTAGAGTTACGATAGGTTGTTCCATGCAATCGAAGGAATAGCGGCGAGGTAGTGTTAGCTTTTCTAACATTTCACAACGCTTCTTATAGTACTTTGCTTTTTGTCTAAGGTTCATTACAGCACCTCCTTTAGCTTGAGTCCCCAATAAATCATGAAACCGCTGGAAGTCGATTTTCTATCGAACCATTCCGGGTGTCGTTCCATTTCGGAGTTGAACTTTCGAGCAGAGAGGACGTAAGCACCTTCGGACTTCGCCCACAGCTTGAAAGCATTGTATAAATCCTTCGCCTTAATGAGCGTGCGCTTGTTCTTCTCACCGTATGGATTGCTCTCGTCTTCGGGAACACGCACACAGCGGCTTTCGAGGAACTGCAACACGAGGTCGTTGTCTCGTTCGTACTTGGTGACAACAGTCTTGAGGGAGTCGGACATTTTCAGTCCCATTTCCTTATACTTGATGTAACCACGAACCAGCCACATGAAAATACCGCTCATTGCTTCCTGTGAGGTAAGCTCATCCTTGAGGTGAGTGTCCTGTTCCTCCGGGGTAAAGTGACGATTGAACTCGATAACCTTGATACGCTCGGAAGCGAACAGGGACTTGTCCGTAACCATCGGAAGGTCATTACAGGAAAGCCAAAGGGTGAACTGCGGCTTGTAGGTGATAGCCGACTGGTACAGCGCACGAGCTGAGATTTCCTCACCGCCTGTGAGCTGTTTAATTTTCTCCTCGTCCAGCTTGCCATACTCGTTCGACTCAGACATGGTGACGAAGCGTTTGCCCTTGAGTCCGGCGAGAGTAGGAGAAGCGGCTTCTGCGTCCTTCTGCCTGTCACCACGGCAAATCATACCGACAGGAGCAACCTTCGCATAGTCACCGAGCATGGTTTCGATGGTGTTGAGCAGGGTGGACTTGCCGTTTCGAGTAGTTTTGCCATGGAGAATGAACATACACTCCTCGTTGCTCATACCGAGAATGGAGTAACCCAAAGCTCTTTGCAGGAAGTCAGCCTTATCGGTCTCTCCCTGCGTAACCTCGTCAATGAACTTCTCCCAACGCTCACAGCGAACGTCCCTGCGGACAGTATGACGGAAGTTTGTCTGCATGGTAAGAAAATCGTCCCATCGTGCTTCCCGGAAGGAGAAGTCTTCGAGAGAGTATGTACCATTCAGACAGTTAATGAGGTAGGGGTTGGAGTCGAACTGAGTGGCAGAGATACGAAGTTCACCTGTTGCGTCCTTGAGGATTCTGTCTCTCATTCTCCTGTCACCCATTTTGTTGACGAAAGCGGTGTAGGACTTTCGGGTTTCATCGTCAGTGATTTCTCCGCAGTAGAGAATCATGAGTCGCACAAAGTCCTTGATTTTCTCGGAAACGAGGATTGCACCCTCGTCCTTGCGCCACGCACCCTCGAAGTAGGTGTACCAGCTCTTATGCTCGGTACAATATCGAGCTTCCTTGTTGTAGAGCATACCAAACAGGTTTGCCATACCCATTTCAGACCACTCAAAGCCGGAGGAAGTCTCGTCAGCTTTTTCTGGGTGATATGACTTGATGATATACATTTTCTCCGACAGGTCTTCGTCCATAATGACTCTACCGTTCCGAAGTTCAAAAAGTTCTCTATCACTTACCACGTTTTTCACCTCCCATTGCTGTAATAGCGCATTTCTGTTTGTCCTTGACCCACCATGCACACTGACATTCAAGGCAGTAGACAGGTTGAGTTCCTATTTTGACTGTTCCGTCCTCCTCGACTACCGTGTTGGTAGTAAGGAGAGGGCAGATAATTTCTTTCATTTCAAAGCACCTACTTTCTCAAATACTTCGAGGAGCTTCGGGAACTGTGCGGCAATCCAATCAACCGTTGTCTCCTCATGTCCGATGGGTTTATGTTCCCAATTTGCGCCCAACCCGGACTCGAACATAAACGCATGGATAATTTCGTGACGCAAACACTGTTTCTGATACCGAGGAAAATCTTCAAGGTCTCCATTCTCGGTATTGATTACGATTTTGTGAGTGCTTTTGTCGCAGTAACCGTCACACTCACGCAGAAATTTGTCCTCTGCCGGGGACTTATATTGAATGGTGTAAGGAACACCGAGAATGTTTACCTTCATAGAACCTCCTATTTGTTCGCCTTATAAAAGGCTTCTGCAAATTTACTACTTGTCATGCTACGTCTTGCCGCCTGTCTGTTCCACCCAGTAGGCATGACATAATCTTCGGGAAGCTCCGGCAGAACTCGATTGTTACGAGCTGAGAGGAGCTTTTCACCCTCTGTCATTTTATATGGATTTTTCTTTGGAATATTGAAATAACCCCAAATGTCTGTGTTCTTCGTGTAGCACTCACCGTATTCTTCCGGGGAGAAGGTGAAAAGAGGTCTACCCAAGAACTGTCGGAGAAGTCCCATAGGATTCTCTAAAGCCCAAAACTTTAACTGAGATTCATTCGATTCACGACAGAACCAAATGATTTCGAGACATTTCTTTACCAGCCGCATACCGCTTGCGAGGTCTCGTGGAGTCTTCGCAGTGGTACGAGCAAGAGAGAACATCGTACAGGTTGGAGCGCAGAGAATACCATATACTTCATCAGCGTTGACAATCTCTGTCTTACCTGTCGTATGGTTATAGAACTCAAGCACTCTCTCTCTCTCTCTCTCTCTCTCTCTCGACTGTTTCGAACAAGTCGTAGTGCGGAAGTGTAATAACACGCACGTCATATCCAGCGTCACGGTACGGTTTCGACCACGAGCCTGTCCCTCCGCACAGGTCTAAAATCATCTTACTCATTGCGTCCCACCTCACAAGGAGAGTTACAAATGATTCTCCCACTCTTACACTTAGGTACGAGCATAAACCACAGGTCAGCGTTTACGCAGTAGACCATCTGCTGAACCAGCTCCCGGATTTCCCACTGCGCTCTGCGGCACAGACGCTCGTTGCTCATGTGAATAAGCTCTCTCAGATTGCAGGACAGGTAGAGAGAGGTTTCACAGGCATTGGGGAGAACATAACGAGCGTCCTCATTCGGGACACCGCTTTTCTGATATTCCTCATACCAGTCCTTGATGTCCTCCATGTCATTTGCGAAACGTCCTTCATCAACAGTGGAAGGAGTAACAAAGCCGAAACCGTCCTCAGAGCAATAACGCTGACTGCGCTGAGTGAAGCTACAGTGGCGGTGTCTCACAAGCTGGTGAGAACAGGCACGAGAGATACCCTCGATTTTGAATGTGAAGTAGATATGCTCGAAGACACTGTGGTGTCCGTTGCGGTACAGGTGCTTCACAAGTCCGAGAGGGTTCTTCGGGTCACTGTCGTAGCAAATGCTGGCAATCTGAGCAATGGTCTCAATGGGGTTCGGGGTAGCTTGGATAAGAGTAACTTTCATTGGGTTTTTCCTCCTTCATTTTTCTGTTGATACTGCAATAGCAGACCGACTTGCAGTACCTTCTGAGTGCAACTCTGCACGTTTGATTATTGGGGCAGGAGCGGCACAGACACCGCTTCCTGCATTGCTCACACTTGTTCAAGGCTATTTCATCACCTTATCTAAAAGTTGCTCGTACAAAGCCTTGTACAAATTTCTTTCGACCTCTGCTTCCGAAACAGCTTTTGGAACTTCGGTTTCTTGAGTCCCCCCCCGACAACGGCAGGGGCTTCAATACCGAGAGAATGAAGCAGAGCCTTGTCTATGGCTTTCATTTCAGAAGTGGTACAGGAGCGAATAAAATCGCTCAGACGTTCCTTCGAAACGGTCTGAATGTTCTCGCACAGGGCGGTCGAAGGAACTCTCGCAATCACCTCAACGTGGGTCGGGAGGGCTTTCTTCTCCTGTGAGGTGAGGAACACAACTTCCACGTTGGGAGAGTGCTTGTTCGCAAGGTCATTGGACACGATGATACCCGGTCTCCCGGATTTCTGTTCAGAGCCAACGTAACTGCCCTGCATTATGTAGAAGATGTCACCACGATAGATTTCGGGTGTAGGGTTGTTGTATGCCATAATTGACCTCCTAAGTCTTATTTAGATAATTTCTTATCTCTTGATGATTAGATAATAACACGAAAAGGATTAGTTGTCAACCCTTTTGCGAAAATATTTTATCCTTTTCGTGTTACTTATCGTCTTTTGCGTTTGAGTGCTTTTCGCACACTTTCGGAGCGTTGCTCATACAGATTGTTGTAGGCTTGTCGTTGCTCAGAAATGATTTTCTTCTGCTCGTCCCACAGTTTCTTTTCCATGAGATATTCGGGACAGTTCGAGTGGCAACCGGGGTATCTTTTAGGAGCAACGCACCCTTTACAACATTTGATACCTGTAATCATCGTTTGTACCTTGTGACACTGTTGCAGATTGTTCTAATCTCAGCTCTATCGAGCGGAGGGTCACAGGCAACAGTGTTTGCGTATAGAAGTTCTTCGTAAATCTGTTGTTTGCTGTACCCTTGGTTGTGAAGCATACCGGCAAGTGAGGTCAGACAAATGTTACGGCTTCCGTCCGGGATTCTTGGATAGACAGGTCTGAGCTTGATACGATTGTTCTCCGGCATTTCCCATATAGGAGAGTAGATACGACCACCGTAAACGGAGGTTTCTTTCTCCTGTCGGGTCTCCGGGAAGTATTTCTCAACTACATAGTTAATCGCTTCTTGATTCTCCTCGATTTCCCTGTAGAGGAGAGTGTCACCTGTCATGATGAAATATCGAGCGGATTTGTATATTTCCACCCCTGCGAGGTTATTCTTACCTTTGAAGGGAAGTGTACCTCTCAGAATAATGTGGAAACCTCTGCCGCTCTTTGACTTCTCAGTATAGCTTTCGCAATGCCCGATGATGTCAGCGGCAAGAGGTGTCATGAACCCTTCTTCGTCAAACCCGGTGTCGATGTCTATAGCAACGAAACCGTTGTCAGCGAAAACAAATCCGCAGTAGTCGTAGAACCCCTTCGACACAGCTTCATTCGCCATGTCGAAGGTAGCCCACGTCTGAGGGTTGGTGGAGGAAGCGCAAGGGTTCTCGTCCTCAAATGCTTTCATAGGAACTTTGCTGTCACTACGAGTACAGACCCACTGATTCAGTTCTTTGAGTTCATTGGGAATGTTCTCGTAATGTGTCAAATCAAGTTCCTCCTCTTTGCAACCTTGCGTTCTAGTTCGTTTACGAGTTTCCAAATGTTGTCCTGCTTGATGTTGCGGTCAACGGAAACCTTGTAGATGTTATCGGGAATGGTGTCACCCTCACGATATACGGTCATAAGAATGTCCACTTCGGAGGGGCTGAACCCCTTCAAAGCACTGTCGCAAGCGTTCCAGTTCTGCTTGTCAGCGTCAGAGCGGAACTTAGGGTGAGGGTGTCTTGCATAAAACCTCATGCAGTGCTGGACATATTCGGAGTAAAAAGTTCTCATTTGGCAGAGTCCTCCTTCTGAGCAACGGTTTTCTTGAGGACTTCTCCCTCAAAATACCATTTATCGTCAATGTTGATGGGATAGCCCGGAACATCGGACTTCTTCATTTTCCCGGTGTCAATGATGTGCTGTGCCGAAGCAACTGCCATCTGATTCTTCACCAAGTCCTTGCCAGTACGAAGCAGGAAAGTGACCTTGCCCTGCACACTTTTGAGCTTGTAATTCATGGGTTGTACCTCCTTATTTCTTTTCGAGTTTAATGCCAGCTTCTTCCCAAAGGCACTGTGACAAATCATCAAGCGTGACGTAGCCTTTATTGAAACTGTCGTACAAATCGAGACAGAGGTCAGCGAAGCGTTCTGCTCTCGGTTTTCCGTCAACCTCTCTCCTCATGAGCTGTGGGTATTTATCATGAATAACCATGACAGGAATCGCCAGCATGAGGAAAAAGGCTGTGTCGGCGGCAGTGTTCGTAGCCTGTGTCTTGATTTGCTGAATATCACTCACCTTCATATTCAAGACAGGTTCTTTTACGATGGGAAGTCCCTGTTTCTGTCTGCGTCTTCGTTCCGCTCGGTTCATATACCGACTACATGAGACGCAAGCATATCTGCATGGTGAGTCCACAGCACGTTTGCGTATCTGTGAATAGCGTTGGTGTAATCTCTCCACTCGTCTTTCTCAACGAAAGCTCCCATGTGGTAGCGAATACAAAGTGCTTCTTCCTCAGTCAGTACGATGTGCTGAGAGAGGAGTATAATCGACTTATCGCCATGACCCTTGAACTGAGTGTTGGGGTTGTATTCCCACTTGCTCTCGTCATAGATGGGACACACTTTATTTCCATAGAACAGTTCCTCTACAATGGGGTGGCGATAGTTGTCGATTTTGCAAAGGTCGTGGAACATTCCCACGATAAACGGACTCTCTGCTCTCTGCCACTTGAGACCGTTCTTGGCTGACAGTTCCACGAGGAAGTTCATCACTGCGAAGGAATGGTCGAACAAACCTCCTTCGTATGCACCATGGTACTTCGTGCTTGCCGGAGCAGAGAAGAAACCGTTTGCAATCAGATATGTCTTGAACTCCTCAGAGAGAATGTCTCCGAGCTTTGTACTCATGCAGAGGTCAAATCTTTCTTTCTCAGTCATACTTCCTCCTTACCGAACGGTAAATCGCAATACTCCGGGTGATACCCATGCGTCCATAGTGCGCCGAGCATATTCCACAGGAAAGCTCTGTCGTGAGGTTCGTCTTCATCACCTCTGAGCCACTTTATGTAGTGGCGCACACCACTGTCGATGTAACAATGGAGGGGAATACCTTTTTCCCAATTTCTCTCACCGTACTTATTGCAACCGTCCTCATAGTGTTTGGAGACTTCCAGCATTGCTGTATAGAGGTCTCCGTATCGTTTTTCCGAAAACTCTTTGAGTGCTTCAACGAGGAGTTTCCTGTCCCCGGAACGAACATATCCATTGACATTGTTCAAAATATCGTCTCTGAATACCTCTCCGACCACATCAAGGGGGAGAAGGTCACATCGACCTTTCCCCTCATTGATGTCTCGAACTGCCCCGGAGGAGAACTCTCTGCGTGTTCCACTGTCTTTGAGTTCCATAGCAAATACCTCCTTCGAGGGATAATCCTGTCAGATTATCCGAGCAGTGCGTCCAAATCGAGTCCCTTCGCCGCCGTAGACTGTGCCGCAGGAGCGGTAGCAGGGGCAGGAGCGGCGGTTGCCGCCTTGGGAGCAGGGGAAGTACCTTCCTTGCCGAGAGTGAGCGCACGAGCCACAGGTTCGGTGTCAAAGTATTCCGCAGGAGACTTGTCACCGAGGTTGGCGAAAGTGACGGTCTTGTTGGGGTCTTTGTTGGAGGGGAGCTTGGTGTGAACAACCTCGGCACATACGAAGTGGTCTACCAGCTCGGCAGGGTCGATGTCCTCCAATGTGTAATCGCCCATTACCGTCTTCGCAAAGTAGCTGAAAGCGTTCAGAGCTTTTTCGTTCATTTCATCGTTCTTGTCCTTGATGGAGAAACGCTCGGTGTGGGTCATGCCAGCGGCATTTACCAGCTTCACCTCAATTTTGCCGAACTCCTCGTCATAGGTTGCGGCATATACACGGAACACATAAGTTCCTTCGGGAATGAGAGTAAAACCACTCGTCATAGGGATTCTTGCCATTGTAATTTACCTCCTAAAATTAGTTGTGTTTGTTTTTGTTGCCAGTGAACAAGGCAAAGCCGAGTACGAGAATCAATTCCACCATAATGGTGGCGATTACTCCTGCTACGAACGGATTGATATACATGATTGAACCTCCTTATTCGATACTGGTCGGGAAGATAACACCGACCACTTCTTCGTCCTCACCGACAGGGAATCTCTTGATAAACAGAGCCTTTGCTTCGCTTTCCTCAGTTTCGCTGTCGAACTTGGAGTACATTTCCACAACGTCCTTACGCTCAATGAGCGTATAGGCGGTGTTGCTGATAGGGATTTCGCACAGGTTGTTTGCTGTAGCATAGATACGCACACAGTCTTTGATAACACCGTCAGCGCAAGGCATGATAGCCTTTACCAGCTCACAAGGGTCGGAGAAGCAGTCGCAGTTGATGATGGACTCGATTGCTTCCGGCATTTCAGTGACCGACTTTGCGGTAATACTCTGAATGTCTTCCGGGATTTTCATAAATACGTCCTGTGCGGCAAGCCAGCGTTCGCCGTTGTTACGGACGTAAACGATACCCTCAGTTCCGATGGATTTTACGAACTTCTGAAACTTCATGATTTTTCCTCCTTATTTCACCGTCATGCGGTACTGTTCAGTCTTTGTCTGATACTTTTCGAGCAAGCCGTCAGCTTCCAAAGCCTTTTTGTTGATGGTCGTAGTCTCGGAACGAGATACCGTCCAAGTGTAGGTGCTACCCTTGACCTCGACCTTCTTGTCACCCTCACGGAACTGCTTCATAGCGTGTTCCTTGATGATGTCATTGACCTCTTTCAGACGCTTCTCTTTGTCAGCGATTGCGGCGGTAGCCTTATCAACCTCAGTTTTGAGAGATTCAGCTTCCGAAATCAAAGCGGTGATGTCGGTGTCCGGGGTAAGGTTATGAGTGCGGAGAGCCTTGAGGATTTCAGCGTCCTTCTTCTCGTCAAAGACAGGAGAAACACCTGTATCAACGTAGTCAGCCCACCACTTCTCAACAGTTGCAACCTTCTCGGCAAAGTCCGGGTAACGCTCAGAGACTTTGAACTCAACCGTAATGGTGTTCTTGATGTTCGGGACGAACTTCGCAGGGTCGTTGTAGTCCTTCTCCTCAAGGAAGGAAGCCACCATGATTACGTTGTCCACACCGAGCAGATAAGCGTAGAGAGCCGCCTGTAGAGCGTAGTATTCGGGAACATCGTTCTGCCAGTCCTCGATACGCTTGGTGGTCTTCATTTCAAGAACCGTATCGACCTTACCCTCCTCGTCAACGGCGAGGTAGTCCCACATGCCGCCGAGGTGAGGATTGTCACCAAAGAAGTCACCCCATGTCTTGTTGAAGTAGTCAGCACCGTAACGGTCAGTAGGAGAAATCAACTCCATGCCGTAGGACTTTTTCATATACTCAGCCTGTTTGGGTTCGATGGTTTTACCAGCCACAGTATAGACGGTATCTTCGAAGGGAAGCTCAAAGGTCTTCGTGATTGCACACCACATTTCAAATTCGGTAGACCACGGATTCAAACCGAGAATCGTTGCGAAACGAGTACCAGTGATTTTCTTGGTGCGCTTCGGAGGAGCAATCTGTAAGCGATTGCCCTCAAGCCATTTGATGTCAGCCATTAGTTAGTACCTCCTTCCAGCATTGCGGTGATTCTCTGAATGAGAGCTTCACAGTCAGCCTTGGAAATCACAGTGAAACCGTTGGTCTGAACTGCAATCTGAGCAATCATTTCCTCCTTGGAAGGGTCAGCGTCCTTGAGCTTTTTCAGAACTGCCTTGAGACCCTTAATCTGCAAAGCAGTTGCGTTGTCAGCCGGAGCAGTGAGTTCCTGTTTCACTTCCTGTCTCTGTTCGGGAGTGGCAGGGGGAGCTTTCGGAGCAGGGGCGGCAGGAGCAGGAACACCAGCGTTTGCGTCAATTCCGTCACTCTCACAAATGTCGAGAGCAATCATGTAGAGATAACGGCGCATATAGGTGATGGAAGAACCGAGAGCCATCATTTCGTTGGTTGCCTGTTTGCCAGTGTTGGAGACGATAGGAGCAATCTGATTGAACGGAGATACGAAGGTAACGGTCTCCTCCGGGTTGTCAGTGTTCACAATCGTCATGGTAGCTGTGTCTGCGGTGAAGTTCACCAAAGGCACAATGCCGACCTCTCCGAAGATACGAGTTGCCGTAGGAACAATGTCCTCAAGCTCGAAGTATTTGAAAGACAGGTGCATATTCTTACCAGTCTTCTTCACATCTGCTTCGAGAAACATTGCTCTTGCCTTGAGCAACTTCTGATAGATGTTCATTGCGGTGATTTCGGCGGTTTCAGTTTTCTTGGTAGTAGCCATTTTTTTGCGTCCTCCTTTTTTCTTTTCGGGTTTAATTCCCAAAAAATCGTTGATACGTTTCTTTGCCATTTCGATGTAGAAGGTCTTGTCCACATCATCAATGGTTAAGTGATTGTCGTTGTCGATAATGCAGTGTTCCGGGAGCATTTCGATTTTGGCGGTGCTGTCGTTCTCCGCCTTAACCTTAAACAGCTTTCCGTAACGCTCGTCCTTTGTGGCATACACACGGTTGACCTTCTGCACAGGGACTTTCTCACCATCGACAAGGTGATAGGCTTCACGATACTTCACACCAGCCTTGGCTATGAGCTGGAACTGGAAGATGTCGTTGCACCCATTTATGGTGTCCTCAACAGGAACACCGTTGACAAGGTACTCTTTCACAGCGGCGGCAACGATACAGGCATTGTTGTTGATGTTGAACGCACCGACAGTGGAAATACCTCTTACCAAATACCCTCCCTTGGACTTGGCTTTTCCGCCCTCCTGCACTTCGACATAATTGTTTACGTCTTTCTGTGCGATACGGACAACTGCGTCTTCCTCAAGCTCAAATCCAGTTCTCGACTGCCACTCGTCACAAATCTCGTCCAGCATAGGAAGATACTTTCTGTCGCACTCGACCATGATACCGTCCGTATTGAGCTGGACAATTTTCAAATCGGGTATGTCAGCGTAGAGGTGCTGTGCCAGTTCCATGAGGAAAAGCTGTCCTGTGATACACACAGAGCGTCCCATGAGAGGGTCAAACAGGTCATTGTATTTGTTGAGCAACGCACCGTAGGTGGTGTTCACAACGAGCTTGAGTGCGTTTGCAGTGGCTTTGTCACCGCTTGCCTTGGCTTTCATTCGGGTTTCCAACACGTCCTCGAAAACCTTCGCAGAAGGAATGTTCCTTGATGTGTAGCCGCATAGGGTCATGAGGTGAGGATAATAACTCGCCACGTCCTTATTGCGGATTACTCTGTCCTCCGTTTCAACGAAGAAGTAATTCGGAATAGCCGCATGAATACCGCCGTAACCAACGACTCCCGGACAGTCACCGATGGAGAATGTCTGTTTGTCACTGAAAAGCTCCTTGTCAGAGATTTCGGGGTCGTACATTCTGTCAAAGAAATCGAAGACCTCTTGCGGAATGTACTCACGCTTTAGGTTCGGAGGGTAGACATATTTGCGTTCATCATCATGCGGTTTCTGCTCGGCTTTCAAGAGAGCCGCAGTCAACTTGGCATTTGTCATACCCATTGCTTTTACTTCGTCCAGTCCGGCAAGTTTGCCGATATGGATTTTGTTCTTGAGGTAGTCCTTGCGAAGTTCAACCAGCTTTTCTGTGGTGTCAACATCGTGAATACAATATTTTGCGGTCTCTTTCAGCTCCTCCTCAGTGAGAGGGCGGTCAATGTCAAACGGTACAGTAGACTCCTCGACAGAAAGACCCAAGTGACCTTCGATAGCCTTGAGGGACAAGCCCATCTGCATATCGTCTTTGATGTCCACGTTGTTGAAACGGAAGAAAAAGTCTCGAAGCATTGGACACTCCCAACCTTGACCTCCGCCGATAATGAAATCGTTCACCTGTTTGACTTCCTGCGGTGTGAACCCACAGCAAATCGCCTTGATGATGAACTGGTCGTAGTGCTTGCTGTTGAAACCGATGTAGATACAGTCCTCAGATAAACACTCTATCAGTTCCTCGTTGTCGTTGTGGACACAGGTGTACTTCCCGGTCTCAATGTCTTTGAAGATTACAAGCCAGTCTTCGCAGAAGACCTCAACGTCATATACAATCAATCTCAATCGCTTGCACCTCCTTCTTCAACGAAGTAACAACCGTTCTTACGATAGGTCGTACATCGTTTCTTGTAGGACTTCACGAGGTATGCGATATTGTCCACAAAATCGTAGGCAATCGGTTCTGCTTTCCCCTCAAAGGTTCTTGCGATTCTACCGATGGACTGTGTGATAACTGCGTAGTCTTTCTGTGGTGTGGTGAGGAAAAGACGCTCCAAGCGAGGAATGTCAAGACCTTCCTTCGCCAGCGTATAGGTGGCAAACAGGTATTTCTTCTTCCCGGTTCGCATATCCTCAATCGCTTTTTCTCGTTCAGCCTTGCCTTTTTTAGTTGTCATTTTGCCGCTCACCATTACAGCGTCCTTCCTCATGTGACTTGGTAGCCATTTCATGAGGTGTTCCAAGTGGTCGAGCCTGTCAGACAGAATCAGACAGCTCTTTCCCTCGTTGAGCTTTATGGTATTGACAATGACTTCCTCCCTTGCAAGATTCTCTGTGAGGTAGGTAATCAGCTTCGTGTAGTTCAGTGTGCCGTCTGTATTCAGACAAGCCCTACTGATTTCCACTCCTGTGCCGACAGGGAGAATACCAACCTTCATGATTTTGTCTCCGACTGCTTCATCGGGTACGGTGTAAACCACCTGTCCGAGCAGTGCGTATGTGGCGGCAATCATACCGTCAGCCCTGTGGACTGTCGCAGACAAACCGATTTTGTGTCGAGCCGACAGATTGTTCAGCACCTTGTAGAACTGTGTCATTGCCGTAGGTGTCCCGGCACATCGGTGGCACTCGTCCACAATGATTACGTCCCACAGGTCTTTATACTGAGGTAGGTCGAGCTTACACATGGTCTGAATGGTGGCGAAGGTGATACCGCTTCCGACATTTACCTTGCCCTCGGTGATTGTGCCAATCGTCTTCTTATCTACATAAAGCTCTGCACGAGCCTTACTCTGATTCAGAAGGTCGAGCGTGTGAGTGAGCCACAATGCTCGTTTCCCGAACCTCTTGACAAGAGCTATTCCCATTTGAGTCTTACCACTTCCGGCAGGACTTTGAAGAATACCGTATTTCTGAGCCACCACAGCGTCCACAGCCGCACTTTGATAGTCATAGAGCGGAACATCACACCCACCGTAGAAAACATCGTCAGCGTCAGCGAAAGAGCTGGTGAAGTATGCTTCGTCCTTAATACAGTCCGGGAGATTTCTCAGAAGACCAAACGGAAGAATCAGCGTTTCTCCTCTCATTTCATAGAGTGAGATAGTCTTCGGAGTGTCCCCAAGCCAAAAGTGCATACGAGCTTTTTTGGCATATTCGGGGTTTGCAATGGTTAGGTTCTTCGAACACCATACCAATGCCGCTGATGTTGGATTTTCGACTGCGAGAGTGTTTGATACCGTCACTCTCATTTTTTCTTCACCCACTTGTAGAGAGGAGTGCCACACTCATGAATCTCTGCTTCGCTCATGCTGGACTGAGTATTTCGCATAGCCTTTATGACGAAGTGAGGAATCATGTAAATCTGACCTCCGGGGAGAAGAATTGCGAACCAGCCGTCACCATTTCCTGTGTCCTTCCACAGCTCCATCGAGAGGTCTTGGTTCTCCTCCATTCGGGAGAGGGCAAACCCTCGATTGCTACACACCTTGCAGTCGATAAGGTATGTCTTTCCGTTTCGGGCGGCGATAACGTCTGCTGGTTGCCCTGCTGAGTTCTGAGCGAGGTTATGTACCCAAAATCCCTCGCTGTAGAGGATTTCGCAGAATCGGGACTCGAAGTCGTTTCCGAGTTTTTTGTTGCTACTCATACTCCTCGTCCTCCTCTCTGTATCTCTCAAGCTCCTCCATGAGTTCACGGAAGTAATCAGCCGCTTCATGACCCATGTGTTGCTCAATGAGATAGGCGAAGTCTCTCTCTCGTTGAAAAGCGTTTCGCATTTGCCGTTTTTAAGCTCAATTACCTGTGGCATTGGACACCTCCTCATACTCCTTCATGAGAGACAGGATTTCTTCGGAGTAAGCAATGCTGGTGACACCATTTTTCCAAGCCTTTTGTGCGCCGTAGTTCCCCATGTTGTAAGCCATGAGAGCTTTGTCCAGCTCTCCGTATTTGTCGATGTAGGAACTGATGATGGATATGCCGCAGAACACATTCTGATAGGGGTTCATCATGTCTGCACAGCGATATTCCTCTTTGAGCCATTCGTGGTTCACAGCGTTTATCTGCATGAGACCGTAATCGTCAGTGGGACTCACTGCTTCCGGGTCGAACCCACTTTCATGCTCAATCATTGCCATAACCAGTGTTACAGGTACGTTCTCGTCTGCACATATTTCGTAGATGTACCTCTGCAATGAATCAGAAAGAGGAACATCGAACAGGAATACGTCCGCTGTGTCCACCAGCACATTTGACTTGTAGGCAGGGACTTCAACTGTCTTGGTGACTGTTATCGTCTCCTGCGGAGGTGTAGTGAGCTTTGCCAAGAAGAACCCCAACACCCCTCCGATAAGCACCAGCAACACGAGAATCATGTTTGCGTAGAGCTTCATGCGTTTGTTTCGATTGATTTTTGCGTTTCTACATTGCGTAGCCATTTTTGAAAGTCCTCCTCGTTCTTAGGGTCTTGGTAGAACTTCTCCAAAATCCCCATCAATGGTCTTGCGAGGTCGTTTACTTGTGAATCAGTGAGACTCACGTTCAGTGAGAATCTTGTCAACTTCATCAAGAACTCGCTTAGACTTGGGATAGGTGTAAACACCACGAATGATACTGGACATTTCCGGGGGCTGAACTGCGATACCTCGCTTACGCAATTCAAGAATCATATCCACCTGTTTAATGCCGAGCTTCTTCATTCGCTCTTGAATCTGACTCATAGAATTTCCTCCTTTCATTGGTTCTGAAAATCGGAATTAGACTTGACAAAATGGCGAATTATTGTTATTATTCTTATAAGACTATATCACCAGTCAACTTCTCAGAACTGCCATTCCGAGAGGTCGGTTTCTTATTGCCAATTCGCATATCCCGAACTTCATGTTCTTATTATAGTTCTTCTTTTGCGAATTGTCAAGCGTAAAATTCAAAAATCACGAATTAAAATTTGCGAAGGAGGAATTGATGTGACTTTTGCAGAAAACATCAACCGTATATGCGCCGAAAGAGGTACGAATCTTACAACAGTCGTTAAAGCTGTGAAGGGTTCGAGTTCTTTCACTACCCAAATCAACAAAGGGTCTTTGCCGAAGGAACATGAAATGCTGGAAATGGCTAAGATACTTAACTGTTCTGTTATGGATTTCTTCGCTGACGAAGAAGACCTCGAACCACAGGAAAACGCACACGATGAAGACGAGAATGACATTCTCAGAGTGTACCGTTCCTTGTCTCGAAGGGCGAAGCACGAGTTCATGTCAATGGTATATGAGTTCGAGAATCGTAACGAGTTAGAGGGGGATAAAGATAAAACTGCGGCAGTCTAAGGTCATTCCGATAGAATTGCTCAGACGTAAGAAGCTATTGGAGGTGAGATTACGAAAGCAGTAATTTATGCTCGATATTCGAGCCACAGTCAAAGAGAGGAGTCCATCGAAGGTCAGCTTCGTGAGTGCCATGAGTTCGCTCTTAAAAACGGAATGACGGTCATAAACGAATACTGTGACCGAGCAATCTCCGGCAAAACAGATAATCGTCCGAGCTTTCAGCGTCTCATAAAAGACTCCGAGAAGGGACAGTTCGAAGCTGTTATCATGTACACCCTCGACCGTTTTGCTCGTAACAGATATGACTCAGCCATCTACAAGGCAAAGCTCAAAAAGCATGGTGTGAGAGTCTTTTACGCAAAACAACCCATGCCGGACACCCCGGAAGGAATCATTCTTGAATCAGTCCTTGAGGGATATGCCGAGTATTATTCGGAGAACCTGTCCCGAAACATAAAAAGAGGACTGAAAGAAAATGCCCTACAGTGTATTGCCACCGGGGGAGCTGGTGTGGCATTGGGTTACACAGTAGGGGAAGACAGAAAATATCAAATTGACCCTGTTGGGGCTAAAATCGTGCAAGAGGTCTTCGAAATGTATGCCGATGGTATGTCGGCAACCCAAATCATAAATGTGTGCAATGAGCGTGGATATAAGACCTCAAGAGGTAATCCCTTCAACAAAAACAGTCTCCGCACCATGCTCAAAAACGACAAATATATCGGAGTCTATCGCTTCATGGACGTAGTGGTCGAAGGTGGTGTCCCTGCAATAATCAGCAAGGAACTATTCGATAAGGTGCAAGCGAAGCTACAGCACAACTATACAGCTCGTGCGAGGAACAAGGCAAAGGAAGACTACCTTCTCACAACAAAGCTGTTCTGCGGTCACTGTGGGTCTCCTATGGTGGGTGAAAGCGGAACGTCAAAGACCGGGAAGCTCCATTTCTACTATAAATGTATAGATAGGAAGCGAAAGCACGTCTGTACAAAGAAGGTTGAGAAGAAGGACTGGATAGAGGAGCTTGTGACACGCTTCACAGTGCAAGAGGTCTTGACGGACGAAAATATTGACCGCATTGCCACCAAAGCAATGGAAATAATCGAGAAGGAGTCCGCAGATACCACCTACCTCGAAGGATTGCAAAACGAACTCAAGGAAGTTCAGAAGAAAATCAAAAATATCATGACTGCCATAGAGCAGGGAATAATCACTTCTACCACGAAGGATAGGTTGGAGGAGCTGGAATCAGAGAAGAATGAAATCGAAGGAAGAATCGCTCGTGAGGAAATAAAGAAACCGCTCTTGACGAAAGAGCGAATAGTGTATTGGCTACTTTCCTTCAAGAGCGGCGATATAAATGATATAGAGTATAGGCGCAGAGTAATTGACACTTTGGTGAACTCGGTCTACATCTATGACGATGGAGACAAAGGTAGAAGAATCGTACTCACGTTCAATGTTTCCGGGCAGAACACGGCAACAATCTCGTGTTCGGATATTGCGTGTTCCGCTCCACCAAAAGGTGCAAATCCGAACTCTTTATTTTTCGTAAAACACTGTTTCGGATTTGTTGTGCATATAGAGGAAGTAGGCTAA